ACTAACATCAGCCCGACCCTCGGACAATGCTGTTTTTACTGCTTCGAGAATTAGGCTCATGTGAGTTTCCTTTAAATTGGAAAGACGGGGGATTTCTCCCCCGCGTTTTCTTAGTCGTTAGCCGTATGTGTTGAACGGTAGCGGATGATGCTGAAAGGATCGACAACACTGGTGCAAAGACGCTTTTCACCATAAAAGGTTATAAATCCGGGGAGTGATTGGTCGTATCTCCTTAGAATCATGTTCAAACGGTCAACAATTGTATGTCCCCGTGACCAATCACCAAAGTACATTGGGAACAGATCAGCTTTATCCACGCCAGCGTATGAAGGAGTGTCAAGATACTTGTTAACAACAACATCAAAACCACACAAGCGACCTACGATTCCGTCTGTTTCCAGAGGACTCATGCGCTCGAATACTGGCGTGCCGTTGTCATCGGTCAATCCGCGAATCTGTGAAAGCAATATTGGATTGATAACGAAACGGGCAGAGGTTGTCCAATACTGTTGTGGCAAAGCGTAGATGAAGTTAATAACGTCCTTGTACTGGATGTTAGCTGCACCAGCGGTGTTGCCATTCGTTACCAACTGATCGTAGGTAGCGATGCTAGACAATCCGCTGCTAGAACCTGTGCCGCTTGTTCCGTATGCAGCGGTAGTAGTTACACCGGGAGCGTATGCACCCGATCCACCAGCGTACTGATTCAGACCGCGCAGGCCATTGATCCCGCCAGTAGCAGCGATAACGCCAGCATCAGAACTCTGGTCATCGTTCTGGATCATTGAAATTCCTTCCTGTTCCGAAAATTCTACGATCATGTCTGAGACTACGTTGCTTTCCAGACCATCAATGTCGTCCAGTGCAGCGGTACGCAATGGGAACTGAACATTAATATCTTGCAAAGTCAGTTGCCAGATGTTCGTGGCTACTGTGGTCGCTCCACCGTTGTTCTGGATAGGATAACCCCAAGCCGGGCCTGTGTTGCCAATTTTGGCGCGGAATTGATAAGTAGAGCCATCGGTTGCAACGGTACGAGATACGCCGCGCATAGGATTAGCCAAACGCAATGCAACAAATACAGGATCGTATGCAGTACGACCACCGACATCCGCGCCCGATCCTTGTAGGCCAGCAGCTTCTTTCAAGAAAGCGTCATACTGAGAATCGCTCTCAAACAGGCTGATCTCTTTCTCCATCCGGCTATTAGACTTTACGAAGTCGCTCAGTTGTTCCTTAACTCTGCGGTTTACATCTTGCGAGATGGTCTTGGTTTTAGGTTTCAGAAGTGCAGGCACTTGGATAGACGCAACCTTAGCTTCTAAAGCCGCAACTTTCTCATCCACTTCAGCTTTCATAGCTTCGATGGAAATGTTTACTTCGCCCTTGATTTCTTCGATCTTGGCGGTGTTTGCCGCTTCGATATGGTCTAGCTTCTCGATGACTTCGTTCATTTTGGTTTCCTTTATTTTAGACGTTGGGTTAATGCCTTGAGTAACTCTCTTTCTTTCAGAGCCTTGAGAATTTCTTCGGCTTGCTTTGTTGCCACCGCATCAGGCTCCCCCTGAGTTGGTACAGGATCAAGAGCTTCATTGAGGGCTTCCCGCGCCTCTATTATTCTCTTAAAAACCAAAGACGCGGTGGTCGCATCTTTCCTCGTCAACCCCGCATCCCGCAGGGTTTTTTCGATTACTCTAATCATTAGATGGCCTTCAGCGTCAAAAGCCTCTAGTCTACTTATTTCTGAATTCGGGTTGTTTGGGTACATCACGACAGAAACTTCCCGCAAGCCGCCTTTAGTTATTCTAAAATAACCGTCAGGGTCTTTTGTTGGGTTTCCTTCTTCATCGACTAGATCGGCTTCTTCAGCAAATGCGCCGACAGAGACACCGCCAAACATATTGGGAGATTCTTTTAATACGGAATGGAGGTCAGAGCCGCCGACCGTGTTCATGTATATCTGACCTTTGGCGGTCATCCCTTCTTCATCGAACTCGAATTCTGTCCATTGACCGACAGGCATTCCGCTGTCGTTATGGTTTAGGAACATCGGGAGAGGCTTGTCTCCTGATGCAAAATCTTCGGCCCACTGAGCAAAACCTTCCGGCTGATAGTTGAATCGCCTACCGTCTAGGCCTTCACGCGCACCCCAAGTCGTTGCACGAGCTTGTATCGCGCCTCTATTTCCGCTTGCTTCGCTCTCGTCTAGGCTTAGTTTCGCTTCGCAAACCAGTTGCAGGTTCTTCATTGATAGCCCCATTTTTAATAGATTGGTTATTATCTGTTATCGTATGTGGCGGCTCAACTATAGCCGGAAGTGTAACATCAGACTTCCTCACTTGTGAAGAAAATAAGCCGAGTATTTTGTCTAGGATATTCATGTCTTTCCTATGTTCATCTTATTTGTTTGGTTGCCGCCACCCCCGCCCGTGTCTTGAGGGCTTCTTCCACCTATCATAGCACCATCTGTGCCACCTGTTAACTGATCTCCATCAGCGATCATATCCATATTCAAATATTCTCTCGCTTCATTCGGGGTAAATATACCATTAGTTACGCCAGCAACAACAAAATTCATTTGGTCGAGAGCCGCGCCCTTCAGAAAGTCTTTAGTATCAAATCTTACCACTAGGTTAGGATAGCCCTTTAATAGATGCTGCTTTAACTTTTGCTCTATGTTGATAATCATCGGATACATAGTAGTCTTGTAGAACTCATCTAGTAGCGTCTGCGTGTTATTGAACTTCCCGTCTGATACCCCTAGCATTTGAGGTGGGACACCAAATAGACCGCATATCCGCTTCATTGTCTGAATCTTTAATTCTGCTGTCTGAGCGTCTTGTAGGGTAAGCATATCGACCGGGGTATATTTCATGCCCTGATCCAGTAGCATCCCTTGTCCTGCTTTGCTCAAGTCCGAATTACGACTGCCCGTCATTGCGTTCCAAGTCTCTTTAAGACGGCTTGCTACTTCTTTGTACTTTGCGTCTGGGATAACTTGATCGGTAGTAAATATGCCGGAGGGCTTTGCGCCGTTCTGCATAATGAAGTTGGCATATACGTCAATATCTTGATCGAGTGCCACCAACTCAGTTGCTAAGATGCCCTTATTAAAGCCCGACGATCCCTGCCACGGGGCTTCTTTAACGTGCATCACTTGATGAGATTCTAGCGGCTGATCTTTGCTGAACCCGTAACTCGGAGTAGAAAGACGGTATGAAGGGTAGCGGGTAGGATTCAGAATAACCGTGATGAGGGTTGAATCCAGCATATACATCTCAAGCGGTGTCGATAAAGAATCTTTCTGGTCTTTTCTCCACCATAGCGTGAACGACTCGCCGCTTATGTCTTGCCACATGCACCACTGATACCAGAACTCGTACTGACTCTGAAAGTTATTAGGATTCGTTAGCAATGCTAGAACCTGTTTCGCTTTAGCCTTCTCTCTATTGCCTATCTTTGGATCAGTGAGAGCGTTGGTAAAACTACCGTCATCATTCTTAGACATTACCGCCAGAGAGCATTGCGCCAGCGACCTAGCTTTAACTCCAACGCATGACATAACAGTAGAGTTCCGCGTCAGTGCGGACACATCTATAACGCGACCTGCTACGGTAGTGCTGGAAGTTGTTACATAAAGTAGCTGCGATGAAGTGGACTGCTGACCTGCGGTAGCGTAGACAACCTGATTCCCTAGCTGAAGCTGACCGAGGACAGTATTTGCTTCCTTCTGGAGTGTGGCTTTACTCTTAAAAATGTCTAGTATTCCCATCGAAACCCCCGCAAATTTTCTTGATCTTACATCAAAAACTTCTGAAACCGAAACTATTTGAGACAAATGGATTATCTAATGCACAATGCGCCGCAATAATTAAGGCGATAATACCATCAACCTTCGCCGATTTGTCAGCCTCGTTCTTCCTTACTTTTATATTAGAATTTACGTCAGTATAGACCTCGCAGTTCCCTAGCTGCCATCCGACAAACGGATTGCCCCTGTGCGTGATCTGTTTGCTCATAATCATCCTCTCGATGAACTTAGACGGGTTATTTAGAACGCCCATCCCCTGTCCCACCTTCTTTACTGGTACGCCAGCATCATGCAGCCTAGCTACAATCGAGGCCGCGTTATAAGCATCATAGCCCACCTCTTTCACATCATATATCTCGCACTGAGATTTGATGTAGTCGGAGATTTCTCTATCGTCCATCACATTGCCCTCAGTGATCTGTAGTATCCCGCTGGCAATAGCGACTCTAAATATATCTTGGTAGTGATTAGGTATTAGGGCTAGACCTGCTTCTGGAAGAAAGAATTTCCATTCTGCGTCAAAGTCTGATTCCCCGTACCGCTTCAGAGTACAGACCGCGTTCAGATCTCGCGTAGCGGCAAGATCGAATCCCATAAAAACGGCTTCGGGTTCTGGTCTAGGTTCTTTGATACATATCGGGTCATCCCAGTGCTGGCGGTCGATCCACGCGGTGTTGGCAGATACAAAGACATTCAGCGTCTTGCATAGGAACTCATTAAGTGCCGCTGGTTTGTGGCTTGCTTCTTCGGCTCGTTGTTTAATAGCTTCTTCAAATACTGATACGCCGTGCATTGGGTTAGCTTTCCCCCAGGTTGCTGGATCGTGCCAGTCATCTTGCAGGTCTAGGCCGTAGAGCAATCCGAACCATCGTGGGTTATCTACAGCGTCTCCGTGCAGCATCGACTTATACATCACTAAATCCTCGTGGAACTTTGTGTCTTTAGTGAATGACGCTGTTGTAATATATATCCGCAATGGGTTTTTTCTTGCCACCATCCCAGAATGTAATACTTCGATAGTATTTCGGTCAAGTACCTGCGCTGCTTCGTCCACGATAACGCATGAAGGATTTTTCCCGTCACCCGTCTTTTTAGTATCGCGGGATAATGCCTTGAACATTGACTGCGTATCGCCCTTTCTTTTTATCTCATACTTGCTAACCACGAACTGATTTGCCATTAAAGGGTTCTCCATACTCTCTATGAAGCCTTTGGCTGCATCAAAAACGATCGTGGCTTGCTCTCTATTGGTTGCGACAGTAAAGACCTCAGAACCCTTCTCTCCGCAGATCAGTTCATAAAGTGCTATCACTGCCGTGAGCGTAGACTTCCCAGACTTGCGCGGAATGAATAGTATGACATCCGTTACCATTCGTTTTTTTCTATCGCCCTTCTTACGAAAGCCATAGACCGCGCAGATCAATAGTTCTTGAAATGGTGCGAGTACGATGGGTTGCCCCGCTAGTGGGCCTTTGGTATGGACAAGACGAGACGCGAATCCTAAAACGTGTTCAACATAACGAGCATCGAACTCCCATTCCCATTCTTGATTCTCGTACTGATTAAGGAACCGCTGACAGGAAAGTCGTATCTCAGTGCAGACGCTTACATCACCCCGTACTGCAGCCTTTGCGTAAAGAACGCCATCTTCCCAACTCAACCTTCTGGGCCTCGCATGAAGATAGCTACTTCACTTTCGGACTCAACCTTACCTGATGCCAAGCGGCCACGAGGGGTCAAGCCTAACTCATTCATTAGCTGAATAATAAGCGTCATAGTTTTATTGCGGATATTAATATAAGGATTCGCGCCGACTGCTGAGTTGTCGAACTTGATAATCACGCCATTAGCTGAAATGCCTTTGGTGCATTTTATATAAGTGTCGATATGATCGGCTAGCATTGCCAGAGCGTGTTTGTCCTGATTGTTCCCGATGCCGTAGACCTCATATAAGAATTCGGAAGTCTCGTCTATGAATTGCGATTTATTCCAAGCGTCATAGTTATCCATCCACTCGGCTCGTGGAATTCTTTTCTTCAACTGTTCTGGAATCGGAGCGGCTTGGATCGCTGCCCGTTTGTGCGTTCCATCTATTAGATGCAATTCGGGGGCTTTTCTGTTCATACACAGATTATAGGTATTATTTTCACGATCCGTCAAATTGATTTGCGCGTAAGTCGG